TTTAGCCACCTTTGAAACGTGGCTTGATGTTGATTTTTTTACAGTCTTTTTAGTAGTTCTTTTAATAGTCATTTTTATATCCTTTCAAAGATATTTGTTAATTAAGAAATATTATCTACTTTTTTGATGCTAATACAAATAAATAAAAGGGGTGAATAACTGGCTATAAATAAAGGTTATTTAGTAACACGTGTTACCAGTAAGATATTTTGAAACTATATTAATTACATTTTCTTTCACTATCTCTTAACCCCTAGCCAATAAACTACTTAATAAATTTATTTAGTAACACATGTTACCAATTACTTTTTAACTACTTAAATAATATTTATTAAGATTGGTTACTATTGTTTACAAATATTTATTATTGCTAGGAAAAATATTAACAATGCTAGAGGGTGTGCAGGGGGCATGGGGGGGTGTATGTACTTACATATACATCAACGTACTAAAAATTCAGGATAGGTATTGAAACTACTTTTGGCATGACTTAAGGGTGTCTTTAGGGGGATATATTTCGAGTAATTTATGTGCCACCTTAAGGGTATTATAGACGTACGTACGGGGCATAGCCCAATTACTATTTTAATTCTGTCCACGATTTTGTCAACGACAAAATTATATTAACAGTAATCTGTTACAAAAATTAAGGTTAATAATTTTTGTTTGACAGAATATTGTGCAACACTATAATTAAATATTATGGCAGATATAAATCTGTCTGGATTTAGGTACATCCAAAGGGTCACACATACCTGATGCAAAAATCAAGGACATTCACGGTGGTACTACCTAAATCTACTCTAAAAAAATTACCAAAAAGGATTGAAACTACATTAGAAATTAAACATGACAAAATCAACAGTTAATAAAGCAGGGAATTACACAAATCCCGGCATGAGAAAACAACAGTTTCAAAGAATTAAAGCAGGCTCTAAAGGGGGCAAACCCGGTCAATGGTCAGCGAGAAAAGCACAGCTTTTAGCGAAGGCATATAAAGATGCAGGGGGAGGCTATAAAGCCTAGCCCAAACCCTCTTATTTGCCAAAAAAAGCACTATATAAAGTTTATATAACATATTATGAAACAGGGGAATATTATATCGGTGTTACATCCAAATCTGGAGTCCATTTTGATAATTACTTTGGTTCTAATACTACAGATTTAAAGATATCTCACAAAGATATATTATTTCATACGCACAATAAATCAGATGCGAAGTTAATGGAACTGATTTATCAATTACGCAGTTTCCATGATAAGAAATGTTTGAATAAAATGTTGAACATTAGACTGCGGAGAGATTTTATTAAAAAAATACCGGAGTTTAAGATAAAAATAAAAGATGGCATTTCTAGTCGCTAACGTACCCCCAGTTAAAGTCTGGGTTAAAAAGCAATATCTGTATGACCTTCAAAAGGGTCATGGAGAATATGTTCAAGGTATCTGGGCAACAGTGAAATCCATACAAGGCAGAGCCTTATACTTTGAAACCTACATACCTGAGTATGCTGCTTTGTATGATAAGTTACCCATTAGTGCATTTGTGAGTTCACCTGATGTAAAAGAAGATTTACCTTTAGAAGAATTAGAACTATGGGATGCTTTTAGTTATCATATTACAGTGATAGAAAAAACAACTGTACCACCAAGAGCCAAATATTTATCCCCTTCCAAGCAATGGTATAAGGGTGAATACTTGTTTACGATTGATAGCTGTCATGCTGACCACAATTTACCGAATATAAATTATTCCCAAGTTCCAGAAGAACATAAATCATTTAATATTCTAGAGTTAGAGAATGGACACTTTGCTGCTCAACCAAACAATAGAACATTATTCTATGATAAATCATTAACCCCGGCTGAACCCAAGCAACCTGACTTTAAAGTATCGACCATTGAGTATAACGTGGAGTCAGTGAGTAAATGGACAGCAGGGGATGATACAAACTATTTTTATAATTTTAAAGAACAGAAGTAATGGCAAAACAACCCAAACAAACTGCTCAAACTGCTTTAATCCATATACCCAAAAGAACAACCATTGGGAATGGTAAGATAAGAATGTCATCATTGAATAAATCAAAAAGAATGAGTTTTAAAAAATATAGAGGACAAGGAAAGTAATGCCTGATTTATCCAAATCAAAATTTAAAACAGAAGGGGCTACTATAACCGCTACAGCAGCAGGAGCATCTGCTCAGGTAGTGTATACTGTACCAAATAACTTTAGTGCTATTGTTAGATTTTTACATTTAAGCAATAATAATACTTCGACTAAAAAACAATATGTACAATTTTATCATTTAGACGATACTTCTTATCATTATATTGTTAATGGATTAGCAATGTCAGGTAATAGTGTTTATGATATCTGTCAAGGTGCATACTTTAATTTACACCGAGGGGATAAAGTGGTTTGTTATTCAGAAACATCAGGAAGTTTAGATGTAATGATTTCTGTTGAAGAATACTATGACCCTGTAAGAGGATAATGACATTAAAAAAACCACAACAAAGTTTAAAAGCTTGGACTCAACAAAAGTGGAGAACCAAGTCAGGTAAACCTTCTGCTAAAACAGGAGAAAGGTATTTACCCAGTGCTGCTATTAAAAGTTTAACCCCTGCAGAATATGCAGCAACAACCAAAGCAAAAAAAGAAGGAACAAAAGCAGGGAAACAGTTTGTGAAACAACCGAAACGTATCGCAAAGAAAACAAGAGCCTATAGGAGGGTGACATGAAAGAAACAATCGAATGGTTAAAAGAAAAATGGGATAGCCTAAACAAACAAGCAAAGATGTTTGTAGGTGGTGTGGCGATTATTATTGTCATCGCTTTAATTCAAGGATGGGTTAACTAATGTTAAACACAGTCGTTAAATTTGTTTTAACAATGGGTAAAACTCCTGCTGTTAAAAAATTTGGTAGAGAACTTGTAACTAAAGCAATGAACTTTATTAAACAAAATCCAAAGAAAGTAGAGAAAATGAAAACAACTGTTAAACAGGATAAGCCTGAAGATTTACCTATCTTTAAAAAGTTAGGCAATAAATATGTTAGTGAAGGTTATGACTTTTCAGGATTAGAGAAAGGAATAGACATATCAAAAGGTATGCTTAAAAAATAATGGCTAGTTTAACAAAAAATCAATTAAAAATAGCAAGTCAAACTCCACCAGTGGATAAAATTACAGGAACTGATTTTAAAGCTTTACAAAAAGGTAACGACATATCTAAAAATATGTTTGCTAAAAATAATGGCAATAATAAAAAGAATACGTAATAAATCAACCGGTAGAGATTACAAGAAGGAGTATGCTTCTTATCAAGGTAAACCCTCCGTTATTGCAAAAAGAGTTTCCCGAGACCAAGCCCGAAGAGCAATGCAAAAAAAAGGTTTAGTCAAAAAAGGAAGTGGTATGGATATTGACCATAAGGATGGAAATCCTTTAAACAATTCTAAAACAAATTTAAGAGTCATGAGTAAATTTAAAAATCGTTCCTTTGCAAGGAATAAAAACGGAGGTAAAATATAATGTTGGCGATGGCTAGACTTTTCCTGTCAAAGGGAGCAATTCAATTTACAAAAAAATATGGAGCGAAAGCTTTAAAAGATGTAAAGAATTATATTACAAAAAATAAATTAATTTGGGATGGTAAAAAGGTTATTGAAAAAACAACTAAGATTAAACCAAAAGTAAATCCAAGAATTAAAAAGACAACAAAAAAAACAACCACTACAAATAAAAAATCTTTTGATGAGAAATTAAAAGAAGTAGAAGGTACAAGAGCATTTAATCTAAGAAATAAAAAAGTAACAAATAATACAACTAAAAAAGTAGATGATACTAAATTAACATCTAATGTTAATAAAACACCTACAATGATAGGTACTATTTTAGGCAAAGCAAGAAAACATCCTTTTGCTACAGGTATGGTAGTTATTCCTGCAAGTATGGGACTAGTAAATAAAGCTAGTGACATGATGAAAAATATGGGTGGTAAAACAGAAGCTAAAACTTTCGGTCAAGCTTTTAGAGAAGCAAGAAAAGAAAAAGGACCAGATGCAGTATTTACTTATAAAGGTAAACAATACAGCACTGTAACAGAAGACCAATACAAAAAAGCAGGATTTAATTCTCTTCGTGAGTATTTAAATTCTAAAAAGAATAAATAATTATGCCTTTAGTAAAAGGTTCTTCTCCTAAATCTATATCCAAAAATATTAAAGCAGAATTAAAAGCGGGAAAGCCACAAAAACAAGCTGTGGCTATCGCTTTATCCACTGCAAAAAAATATAAAGGTAGAAATAAATAAAAATGACAACAAAAAAACTTACTGTAGCAGAAAAATACAGACAATTAAAAGCCCAAACAGAAGCGGCAGGAATGACTGTTAAAGAAGTTAACGGTAAAATTGTTGTTACAAGGAATAAAAAGAAATAATGGCTTTATCAGACGCAGAAAAAAAGAAAAACTTTCTAAAAAAACACGGATTATCTGGATTTAATAAGTGTGTGTTACGCTCAGAGGGTGGTAAAAAAGGGAAAGTAGGAATTTTAGTCGATGGAAAACCTAAATTAATTCGTTTTGGTGATGCTTCAATGGGACATAACTACTCTGCAGAGGCTAGAAAATCTTTTAAAGCACGTCATGCAAAGAATATTGCACGAGGAAAAATTAGTCCTGCCTATTGGGCTAATAAATGTTTATGGGCTGGACCGGGAGGTAGCACAAAAAGACCTCCAGCATCCCAAAAACATAAAAAAGGAGTATAATTTTAATGACAAAAAGTTTATACGTATGTATAATAGAGAATAGGTGTTAATAAAACTATGTTTAATATTGACAAACCTAGAAAATCAGAATTATCAGACCAACAAAAGAAATTTCTAACTGTTTTATTTGGTGAAGCAGGAGGAAATGCTAAAATGGCTGCAGAAATAGCAGGATATTCTGAGTCATACTACCCTGATTTAGTTAAAAATTTAAAAGAAGAGATTATTAATAGAGCAGAAGAAATATTAGCCGCTCATTCTCCTAAAGCAGCACTAGGAATGATTAGTGCTTTAGATGAAGACGGTTCAACACCGGGCGTTAATATTAGAATGGAAGCTGCTAAACAGATTTTAGATAGAGTAGGTGTCTCTAAAAAAGAACGAATTGACATGAACGTCAAACAAGCAACAGGAATATTTATTTTACCACCTAAACATGGAACAACAGGAACAGCAGAGTAATTATCAAAGACGTAAAAGACGAGCAAGAGTTATACCTTTCGGATATAAAGTCGATGAGAATGACTCTGAATACCTTGTCCCTGTAGAATCAGAATTAAACGCATTAAAAGAAGCAGAAAAATATTTAAACAATTGCTCGTATAAGGAAGTTGCAGAATGGTTGATGAGAAAAACAGACAGGAAAGTGACGGGCATGGGATTACGCAAGATTCTAATGAGAGGTTGGTAGAACCACCGAAGCCTAAAGATAAAGGTCGAAAAAGAAAAGTTGCTACTCCGAAGATTTCTGAATCTGTAGCAAAAGCAAAAAAATCTGCTACAGAATCTCTAACTAACTCTTATAAACAATTAGAGAAAGCTAGAGAAAAATACAAAGCTGAACAAGAAAAGTATAAGACTAAAAAAGAAAAGCTAAAAGATTTAGACAATGCTTTAGAGGGAAAAGTTTCTACAGTATTAGAAACATCTCAAATAGATGAAGCAACACCAAGTATTCAAAAAGTAATTGGTGAACGAGAGGTTATCTTTCAACCTAACGAAGGACCTCAAACAGAGTTTCTAGCCGCACCTGAACGTGAAGTATTTTATGGAGGTGCAAGAGGTGGTGGAAAATCTTATGCGTTATTAATTGACCCATTAAGATACTGTCACAAAGCTGCTCATCGTGGTTTGTTTATTAGACGTACGATGCCTGAATTAAGAGATATTATTAATCACTCTCTTAATCTTTATCCTAAAGCTTATCCCGGTGCAAAGTGGAGAGAGCAAGAAAAAGAATGGAGATTTCCTTCAGGTGCTAGAATAGAGTTTGGATACGCAGAGAACTTAACTGATGTATTACGTTACCAAGGACAATCATACACTTGGATTGGAATCGATGAACTACCTCAGTATCCAACCGAAGATATTTATAATTTTCTTCGGTCTTCTTTACGAAGCGTTGACCCTAATATACCTGTTTATATTAGAGCAACAGGTAACCCCGGAAACGTAGGTTCACATTGGGTAAAGAAAATGTTTGTTGAACCCGGAGAACCCAATAAAGCTTTTAATGTAGAAATACCTACAATGGCGGGAACGAAATCTATTACAAGAAGATTTATTCCTGCAAAGTTACAAGATAATCCTTATTTAATGCAAACAGATGATTATCTTATTATGCTTTCATCTTTACCTGAGGTACAGCGTAAACAGTTTTTAGAAGGTGATTGGGATGCTTATGAAGATTCTAGTTTTCCTGAATTTAATAGAGAAATTCATGTACTAGATAATTTTGATATTCCTAATAACTGGATGAGATTTAGAGCAGCAGACTGGGGATACAGTTCACCTGCCTGTTGTTTATGGTTTGCAGTAGACCACGATAATGTGATGTATGTGTATCGAGAACTTTATACACAGAGAGTTACTGCTGATGAATTTGCAAGACAAGTTTTAGATTTAGAATACGGTGAATACATTCGCTATGGTGTACTGGACTCTTCTACTTGGGCTAACAGAGGGGACATTGGTCCTAGCATTGCTGAAACAATGATTAAAGAAGGTTGCCGATGGAGACCCTCTGATAGAAGCCCTCGAAGTCGTATTAATGGTAAAATAGAAATCCATAAACGATTAAAAATAAATGAAGATACAGGTGAACCAAATTTGTATATTCTTAGTAATTGTAAGAACTTATTAAGAACTTTACCGATGCTTCCCTTAGATAAAAATAATAGTGAAGACGTAGATACAAAAGCCGAAGACCATGCTTATGATGCTTTAAGATATGGATGTATGAGCAGACCTGCCCACCCCCATAGCTTACAAACTCATTCACCTCTATCAAGAGAACATAAATTTAAACCAGTAGATGAAGGATTCGGATATTAAAGATAAAATTAAAATAGGATATAGAACATACTCTATTGAAAAAAATGATAGAGTCTGGAATAAACAAACAGAATCCTATGGACAGTTTCTTTCTAAAGAAGGCATTATTTGTATGTCGTCTGAGGAAGATAGCATATCACAAGCTAATACTCTCATACACGAAATGCTCCACGGTATTGTGTATCAATGGGGGTTAGAATCAGAACTTGATGATAAAGAAGAACGTGTTGTAAATACACTAGCGAATGGACTGACAACAGTTTTTCGAGATAACCCGTGGTTAATGAACTTTATTAAAAATAAAGTAGAGGAGGAAAAAAAGAATGATGAAAAAAAGTAAAATGCAGATGGATGTAAAATCCGAATTAGGTAAGACTTATAAGCAAGGTGAATTATCTACTGCTGCTGACGGTGCTGTAAAAAACAGTCTATTAACACAAGGCGGTTCTTTTCCAGCAGATGCTTATGCAGAAGGTAATGTTGCTTATCCTAAAACATCAAAAGCACAAGTAGATGCATCTATACTTAAAAAATATTCTCAAGGTGACCTTGGCGAATAATATTTAATGGCAATAACGAACGATATAGATACAGGCACAGACGCTACTCAATCTCTTACAGAAGAGGAACAAGAGTTACATGGTTTAGGTGCATTAATACAAGAGAAATTTAAAGTATCAGAAGACGCACGTTTATTTGACGAAAAAAGATGGTTAAGAGCATACAGGAACTATAGAGGAATCTATGGTCCTGATTTAGCATTTCGTGAAAACGAAAAGTCTAAAGTATTTGTTAAGATAACAAAAACAAAAGTTCT